AAAGTCAACGCACAAAACTTCACCCCCCAGGAAACATTACTTCACCCCCCAGGAAACATTCCCAAATGGCCGCTTCATCAGCGGCCTTTCTTTTGGCTAAAAGTTTATGGCTAAAAGCCAATTGCTTGTGCCTCTAATATTATAACAAAACGCCCATAATGTAAATTATGTTAACTTTGCTATTATGGAGCCAAACCATGAGACTTCAAGTTTATTCTATCTACGACCTAAAGGTCAGCGCTTACTCTACTCCCTTTTTTTCTCCCAACGACAGCGTAGCTTTACGGTCCTTCCAACAAGTCAAACGTGACCCAGACTCCCAAGTCTACCATTTCCCCGGCGACTTCCAGCTTTACCGCATCGGCACCTTTACCGACAGCGACGGCCTCCTTACCCACGAAATCCCCCCGGTCCTCATCAGCGACACCTCCAAGGACGAATAACCATGGAAATTTTCTCTATTTACAACCGCCATTGGGAACCCGGCATTACCTTCACCCAGGAAACCATGACCCAGCAGAACCACAAAGACGACTGCGACGTTAACCGCATCATCGAACGCTTCACCAAAACAGGCACTATCCCTCAGATTATTTCTGGCTTCGAGTTTGCCGACGTTTCTGACGTTCCCTCATACCAGGAGGCCCTGGACTTCCTTAACGAGGCTCAGGAGCGATTTATGGAGCTTCCCGCAAAAATCCGGAAGGAATTTGACAATGACCCCGGAACCCTTCTCCGTTTCCTTGATGACCCCAACAACTATGCACGAGCCGTTGAGCTCGGTCTTGTAGAAAAAGAACACGTAAGTGAAATGCCTTTCACGCATAACCCGCTCGACGAGGCGGGAATTAGCCCGCAGGGCAATTCCAGCGGAGGAGACGCGGAACGGCCGTAGGCCGAACCCGACCAGCCCTCTACTTGAATGTAACTGGTCGGACTGACACCAAGCCCTGCTTTGAGTGTCTTAATTAAAAAGTTTCTTCGTTCGACGACGAAAGGAGGAGAACATGCATGAAGCTCCACTTGATGTAACTGGATGTAACTGGTCGGACTGACACCAAGCCCTGCTTTGAGTGTCTTAATTAAAAAGTTTCTTCGTTCGACGACGAAAGGAGGAGAACATGCATGAAGCTCCACTTGAAGAAACGAATCGGAATGCATAAAGGTCCTGTATCTCTAACACTTTGTGAACGTTGGGTAACTCCCCGCCGTGTGTTTATGGACAAGTGGGCACTACTCAACCGTGATGTAAATCTCATCTGTCAACACTGTCTTCGTAAACTGGAGAAACTATGCGCTCAGTAATGAAACACCAGTTCTCGCAAATCCCGAGAGCTAATATTCCCCGCTCACAATTCAACCGTTCCCACGGCTACAAAACAACCTTCAACTCCGGCTACCTTGTGCCCTTCTTTATTGACGAAGCCCTGCCCGGCGATACCTTCAACCTGAAGGCCTCCCTCTTTGCCCGGATGGCTACCCCCATCGTACCCATCATGGACAACCTCTTTCTCGAAACCTTCTTCTTTGCCGTACCCAAGCGTCTTCTCTGGGAAAACTGGCAAAAGTTCAACGGTGAACAGGAGAACCCCGGTGACGCCACAGATTATCTTATTCCGCAAATCAATGCCCCTGCTGGCGGCTTCCCTGTCGGCTCAATTGCGGATTATTACAGCCTGCCAACTGGCGTTGATAACATCTCCGTATCGGCCCTATTCTTTCGAGCGTACAATCTCATTTATAACGAATGGTTCCGTGACCAGAACCTACAGGACTCCCTACCCGTAAACAAAGGCGACGGCCCGGACAACTTCACTGACTACAAACTCATGCGCCGCTGTAAGCGTCACGACTATTTTACCTCCGCCCTCCCCTGGCCACAAAAAGGCCCCGGCGTGGAACTGCCTCTTGGCACAACTGCTCCTGTTGTTTTTTCGGCTACGCCTGGCACTACTACTCGCGTTCATGCGAGAAACCTTCAGAATGACGTTCTCTATCCTTTTGTTCAGAGTGCTGGCTACTTGGCCACTTCACCCAACGCCGGAGGCACAACCCCTCTTCAAGTAGACTTGACCCAAGCCTCAGCCGCAACAATAAATAGCCTACGCCAAGCCTTCCAAATTCAAAAACTCCTAGAAAGGGATGCCCGTGGTGGAACACGTTATACGGAAATTCTACGCTCTCATTTTGGCGTTGTTAGCCCTGATGCCCGGCTGCAGCGCCCGGAATATCTCGGCGGAAGCTCTGCCCGAATTAACATCAATCCTGTCCAGCAAACCAGCTCGACTGACACTGTGTCTCCTCAGGGAAACCTGGCTGCTTTCGGAGTATGTGGTGATAACTTTCATGGCTTTACAAAGTCTTTTGTTGAGCATTGCATTATTATTGGTCTGGTTAACGTTCGCGCGGACCTCACGTACCAACAAGGTATTGACCGAATGTTTTCGCGCCAAACACGTTTTGATTTCTACTGGCCAGCCCTCTCGCACCTCGGCGAGCAAGCGGTCCTGAACAAGGAAATCTATGCCCAAGGAAACGCCCAGGACAACGACGTATTCGGTTATCAAGAACGTTGGGCGGAATACCGTTATTTTCCCTCCCGCATTACGGGCAAGTTTCGGTCTACCGACCCCCAAAGTCTGGATGTCTGGCACCTCTCACAGAAGTTCGAGAACCTTCCTACACTCTCTGACCAGTTTATACAGGACAACCCTCCGATATCTCGCGTTATCGCTGTCCCGTCTGAGCCGGAATATATTTTCGACTCGTACATAAACCTTAGATGCGCCCGGCCCATGCCCGTCTACTCCGTGCCCGGCCTTATGGACCATTTCTAATGTTCGGCGCAATTGGAGGAGCTATCGCCAAAGGTGTCGGCATGGCAACTAGTGCAATGGGCCTTGCAGCCCCCTTCATGTCTTATCGTGGCCAGCAGAACACAAACCAGATGAATATGGACATGTCCCGCGAAGCCATGGGCCATGGAAGTGCGGAAGCTGAACGCAACCGCCAGTGGCAAGAAATGATGAGCAGCACCGCCCATCAACGCCAAGTAGCCGACTTAAAAGCTGCTGGCCTTAACCCTATACTCTCCGCTCTCGGCGGTGCCCCTATGGGAAAAGGAGACTCCGGCGCTGGCCATGTAATCCCTGCTGACAACCCTATGGAGGCCGCAGGCCACATGGCCCAATCCGCTGACCAACTGTGGAATATCGAAAAGGAAAAACTCAAACTTGAAAAATCAATGAACGCGGCGGTGACTGAACGTGAATCCACGACTTCTCAACTTAATCGTCAAAACACTGACTTGGCTCTTGCGCAAGGCAAAGTTGCATCTGCACAGGAAGCGAATCTTAAACAACAGGAGATAACAGGACAAGCAAGCGCAATCGCCCAACTGGCCCAAGCTGGTTATTATGGGGCACAGGCGCGCTTAGCTGGCGCGCAAGAACTGGACGTTATAGCTAGAAGTCATGGTTCACCCGAGAGGCTCCTAGGACAGTGGCTTGCTGGTGAAAATCCGTTCAGGCATAGAATGCCCGAGGGAAAGTTTACCCCAAACTCTCCCCCAAAAGACAGGCCGGCGTTCGGTTCAGGCATGGGCGGATTTTACAGGCATTATCACCAAAGATTTCAAAATAATGTAGAAAAAAGAAGGAGATAACACCATGAGACGCAGACGTATGTCCCGCAGAGGCTCCAGGAGACACTTCTCCCGGCACGCTTCCAGAACCCACGGCAGGAACCTTAGAGCAACCCCCATGAGGGGTGGATTCCGTATATAAGGAAACCTTGATTCCCCACTTTTAGTGAAAGCCCCCATGAAGGAAAGCCAAGATCAGCTTCCCCTGGGGGCTTCAATTTCCCACCGTAACCTTAAAAAGGCCTCAAAATGACCTGCTTTGCCCCACTTGATGCTTGGCGCTCCCGCGACTTGACCAGCAAACAAATGGTCTTTGAACAGTCCAAAGGTTTTCCCGGCACGCACACCCTACTCCCCTGCGGCCAGTGCTCAGGCTGCCGTTTAGCCCGCTCCCGCCAATGGGCCGTCAGAATCATGCACGAATCCAAGTTGCACGAAAAAAGCTGTTTTGTTACTTTAACCTATAACGATGAGAACTTACCCCTTACTGAACAAGGCCTTCCTACTCTTGACAAGACTCATTTTACCCTGTTTATGAAACGGCTGAGGAAGAAATACGGAAAAGGGATTCGTTACTTTCAATGTGGAGAATACGGTGAGAATTTTTTCAGGCCTCATCATCACGCCCTTATCTTTGGTTATGATTTTATGGATAAGCAACTCTTTTCTTGTCGCGCTGGTGTATCTCTTTATCATTCTCTGGACCTTGAAAAGCTTTGGCCCTACGGTTTTTCTACTATTGGCACTGTCACCTTTGATTCCGCTTGTTATGTTGCTCGCTACATCATGAAAAAACAAACCGGAAAGGATGCTGAAGCCCACTATCAAGGCCGAGAACCCGAATACATCACCATGTCACGCCGCCCTGGTATCGGGCGGCTTTTTTACGACAAATACAAAGATGACCTATACAACTACGACAAATGCGTGGTCGTCAACAACTTCATCCTTAAACCTCCAAAATATTACCTGATTACGCACTATCCTCAGCCAATTTCAACAGCCTGTAGGGCATAG